TTCTGTTAGAGTTGGTTTAACTGGTTTATTCATAAATTCTATTATTGCTTGTTTCCAAGTTGCTGTATCTCCGAAAATTCCATATTCTATTATTTTTGTTGACAGCTCTTCTATATCTACTCCATCTTTTAAGTATTTATCTTTGTTTGTCATTTATTTACCTACGTATCTTTAAATAAATTTCTAAATATTTCTACTAGCACATTTACAACTATGGAATTACCTGCCATTTTGTAAAGCTGGGTATTGCTAATACCTACACTTGCTTTGTCAAACTCACTATCTGTAAATCCCATAAGCCTAAAACATTCTCTAGGTGTTAATTTTCTAATTTTTAAATCAGTTATTAATACTTTATTCTTATTATTACTTAATAGACTTCCACTATATTTTTCTTCTTTATATGCTCTACATTCATGTTGCATTTTCCCTTTTTGTTCCCACTCAATATAATTAGGTGTATCTTTTTTTATAATAACTCCTATCCTGTCATTACATTGTAAAGTCTGTGCCACTTGGTTTCCCACTCTTCCTCTTCTTGTTGTACTATTTGGATAAGATAAATTTACACTATCTCCTTCGTATGCTTCTTGATAGCCTTGTTTTGTTGCATTATTTATCTTTATAAAATTGCACGTAGGCTTATTCCCCTCTGTTGTTATAATTGAATTAGCGACTTCTTGATTTTTTCTGTTAATGTTTTTCCTAAAACGTTCTCCTCTTGGGTATTTACCTGTTCCATTACTTGAAAAGCAATCAATAAGTTTTTGACTCAAATAATATTTTTCTTCAACTTCATCTTCTAGCATATCTTTAAGCCTTAAATAAAGTTCTTGTTTAGGTGGGAAAATAAATTCTTTTTTAATATCATTCCTGATACTAATCGTAAAAACACGTTCTCTATTTTGAGGTACACCATAGTCTTTGGCATTTAAAACTTGATAGTAGTTTTTATATCCTAAACTTGCCATAGCATTTAAGTAGTTATCAAAATTATGTTTATGCTTTTTGCTTAAAACATTCTTTACATTTTCCCATACTACATATTTAGGTCTTAATTTCCCTACTATCCTAACTGTTTCATACATAAGACTAGACCTAGTACCACTACCAATATCTCCACCGAGCTTGAAGCCCTGCTATGCTAAAGTCTTGGCAAGGGCTACCGTGCATTATTAAATCGCACTCTATGTCTTTATCCCATGTGCATATATCTTGCACATCAAAGTTAGTACCGTGTATTTGATTAAAACTTTGCATTGCATATTTATCTATCTCTACCGCATCTACTATCTCATGTTCTATACCAAGTCTATCTAATGCACTACTACAAGCACCTATGCCGAGCAAATAATTCTAATACTTTTAAACAATCATCATTGTATATTTTATAATTCATCTTCTATACCTCTTTATCTAATCCATATTTATCTTTTAAGTTAGCAACTCTTGAATATATCCTTGCTCTATCCATTAAAATATTCCATTTCTTGTGATATTTCTTGTAAAAATTAGTCTCATAATTTGGTATAGAACCCATTTCATTTATTGCTAACATTAAATCTTTCCATGCTTTTTCTTCTGTTGGCATATTTACACTCCATTCTTTTGTGGTATCTTCTGTTAATTCAATTGGCTTTCCTTTTTCTTTTAACTGTCTTATATTTTCATCGCAAAATTGTAAAAATTCACTTGATAATTTCTTATAGTTTCCAATCATACTCTACACTTCCTCTATCTTCAGATTAAATTTATCCTCAAAAACTTTCTTTTTGTCTTTGTATACTTTTGTTTTAAACCCTTTTACGTCAATTATTTCTGCTGTCCCATCATTATTAAACACTATAAAATCTGCTTTATATCTCAAATTAGGTGCTAAAATAAATTCAGCTTGCCTGCAAAATCCTTTTATTTCTTTAGCCTGTAATCTTAACTTTAATTCATTGTAATAATTACCCTCTTTTTGCGAATCAAATTTTATACCGTCGATTTCGACTTTATTTGCCCTATATTTCGATTTTTTATTTTGAGTGGATAATTTATCGTCTTTAATATTGAAATCATTTTTTGATGGCTTTTTGTTTATTCTAGTGTAATATTTTTTTATATCTTCTTCAGTCCAATCAGAAAAGTAGTTCATAATACCTCCTAAAATGTCATTTGGTCTGCTAAATTGCTTATAAGATTTTTAACATCTCTTTGTTGCGGTTGGCTTTCCGTTTCCTTATCAAGTAATCTATCCCCAAATACTTCTCTAGCTGATTTTATATAAAATTTGCTTCTATGCTCTTTGTCTGCTATTTTTGAGCCATCATATTCAAGTCCTTGTGCATTTTGGCATATACAAGTGCAAACATATTCGTAAGGATAGCCATTTTCTATTTTTCTGTATAAATAATATCCAGTACCGTTGCAGAACTCGCATTTTGTTTTTTCTCCAGCTTGTGTATTTGGTTTAACTTTCGCTATTAAATCTAGCATTTGACTTAATGTTGGCTTATATTGTGATGTTTTACAAGCCATTCTAATTGCTAGTTGATATCGCTCAGCTGAATAATTTTTTAATTCGTCAAACCATATATCTGATTGTGTATAATTTAATTCTTTTTGGTAAAATTCCTCTAAAGTTTTTGTATTTTTTGCAAATTCTTCTCTAGTCATTTATCCATCTCCTTTCGCTAAAAACTGTGTCCATTTGTCATCTGTTTTTAAATTCTCTTTTTTTATATGTTGTTCGTTAACAGCATTTACAACCCATTTCTTAATACAAAGATAATGTGATTTAGCTTTGTAGCCTTTCATTTCGATATACTCGTCTAAATATTTAATCATTTCTTCCCAATTTTCATAATCGTTTTGCAGTTTTGTGATTTCTTCATCAGTCAATAAAACATTTCCGTATTCTCCATATTTATGTTTTGTTTTCTTTTTTGTTTCACTTTTTAAATCTTTTGATTCAGAAAGTGTATTATCTATATTATTCTTATCTAATCTAATCTTATCTAATCTTATCTTATCTGTGTATACATTTTGTATACATTCTGTATACATAGTGTTATCAGCGCTTTTAAGCTCATATACATTATCTTTTAATTCTAGTAATGACATCTCTTCTTTATGTATTGTTTCTGTTGTTCTATCTCTTTGTAAATAATTATTTAATCTCCAATGCTTTATTACTATTACACCAGTTTCAAACGGAATGACAAATTTTTTAGCAATTAAAACTTTCATATCATCTTCAGAAAGTCCAGTAAATCTAATTATCTTCCTCCAAGAATCTACAAATCCATCATCATCAGCTCTCATACCAAGTTCATAATATAGCAATCTGCTTGATAATGGCATTTCAATAAAAGAATCTGTGTCAACAACGCTTAAGCTAAACATTCTTCTTTTAGCCATGTAATCATCCTCTTTCTTTTGTTGCTTGATTATGTTGCCTATATAAACAATAAAAGGGCTTCACACAGTCAGAAAAGTGAAGTCCTTTTTTGTATATAAAAAGTCTATAAAATAGGCTCTTAATATCTATGTAATTATGTTCTGACTGTCTTTTGTAATTTAATTTTATATTAACTATTTTTTAAAGTCAACAATTATTTTAAAATTTATTTAGATTATCTACTTTCTTTATTGCTGAATCAAAAAATTCCTCTTGTTGTTTATACAAATTAAGTAATTTTTGTAAGTTTTCTTTTGTGCAATATTTTTCATTGTCAAAGAATATCTTTGATTTTTCTTCTAATCTTTCTGTTATTTCTTCTAATTTATCTATAATTTTTACACATTCTTGCTTATTTTTCTTTTCTTTCTCCGCATTTCTTATAATTTCATCTATAATAAATCCTAAAGTTTTTGCCATATTTTCATTAAGTTCTATTTTTATTTTATTTTCTTTCATTTTCTTCAATCCTTTCTCTTATTTCTTTTAATATTGGTTGCCAATATTTTTTATTTTGGTGTGCTTTTGCATGGCATTTGTTTTTACTAAAATCTTTGTGGCATAACATAATACAATTCATTGGGTCATCAATTCTATCAGGTGCTTCACTTCTGAAAAATATATGATGTAGTTCAAGTATATCTTTCGTTCCACAAAGCCCACATTTGCCCTTACAAGCATTATAAATTTTTTCATAAGTAATTTTACTAACTGACTTTTTTCTTCCTTTTTTGGTGATTCTCGTTTGTTTTGGATACATGAAATTTGAATAATCCATATTAATATTACCACCTACTTAATATTTGATATGCTTTTTTTAATTCTTCCAAGTCAAAATGCCCAAAATGGCAATGGCTTCTATCAATGTTCATTTGGTCTGCTAATTTTTTGTATAAATAATTTCTGTTATATTTGCCTTCTTCCCATTGCTTGTCAAACAACTCATGGCATTTTATCTTCCATTGTTTCATTTCATCATTTGAAAGAATACCAAGTGCTGTTTTTGTTCCTGTATGTACCCCAACATAAGCTCTACAATTAGTACATAAATAGCACATACCATTTCCATATATTTTGCCATATATTTTATCGTTAGTAGTAAATATTACATCTCCACCGCAAAAGTGGCATTTTGTTGGTTGTGGTTCAAATTTTACCATATTAATCACCTCGTTAGAAAGGCAATTCGTCAGAATTTTCGATAATCTGTTGTTGTGGTTGTTCTGCAAATGGATTGTCTTGACTTGCTGTTTTTTCTTTGTTGCCACCAAATTCTGCTGTTTCAACTATAATTTCTGTTGAATACATAGTTTTTCCGTCTTTGTCTTCCCACTTTCTTGTTTGTAAATGCCCTGTAAGTGCTATATACGAACCTTTTTTAAAATATTTGCTAATAAATTCTGCTGTTTTTTCCCATGCTATACATCTGTGCCATTCTGTTTTGTCTTTGCTCTCTCTTGTGCCAACACTAAAATTTGCTACCATTTTGTTATCATTTTGCGTATATTTTACTTCAATATCATTTCCAATATATCCTGCTATAATAACTTTATTCATATTATCCCTCCATCATCATATTTGCTCTATATTCTTCTCTCGCCATTCTGTACCAACTTCGTACTGTTATATGCATTTCTTGAAGTTGCCTGTATTTTTGGTAAGCCCAAGTATTAAAATCTGTTTTATTTATTCCAAATTCTTTAGATAACTTCACAGAATTACTTTGTATTTCACTCCATCTTGTAGCCAATAGCCAGCTGTCAATTACAAGTTCATTTAGTCCATCTATATCTGTCATATCTATTTTTTGAAATCTTGTTGCTATTTCTCTAAACTGGTTAAAATCTTCTTGTACCATTGGCTCAAAATCACTTTTAATATCTTTCATTTTAACTCTCCTCTTTTGTATTATTATAAATAAAAACTCTTACGCCTTTATTATTTATTATTGAAAGCCCTGTAATTGTCTTATTTTCAATTTTTATCTTTTCAACCTTAAATTTATCGTTTGTTGAATAAACTTTCTTTCCTTGCCATTCTCGTTCGTTTATTGATGTTTTGTCTGCTGGTACCCATATAAAAGGGCTAGTATATAATTCTCTGCCTATTCCCCAATTAAAACAAGCTCTTTTAAAACTATCACTTGCAAGTCCTTTTTCTTTTTCCGTATTGCTTTCTGTGCCTGTATCTTCTTTTTCTACCCATTGTTTTTTGTCATTATCCCAAATTGATACAATACAATTAGCATTATCTCTCGTATGTTTTCTTTGCCAATTCATTGCTCCAACTGTTTCGTCTAAAATGTCTTGGTCAACTCTTGCATCTTTATATAATAAAAGTGATATACCTTTCTCATTAATCATAGCTGGTCTGCAATCAATTTCAGATGCTTTCAAATCCCTAAATTTTAATTCCATTTTATTCACTCCCTATTTTCTTCTAATTCTCTTTCATATCTTCTATACATTTCTTCTTCTAATTCTTTTTTCTCTCTGTATGCTTCATTGTATCTCTTTATAGCAAATACATAGGCTTGCCTTAATTCTTGTTCTGTTAATTCGTTAGCTTTTTTCATTGATTAATCACACTACAATACAAATTGTAATCATCTCCAATCTCGTCTTCTATATGGTCTTCCTGGTATTCTAATTCTTCATCTATTTCTCCATCTAGTGAAATCATTAAATCTTCAATTTCTTGTAAATTTTTAAATAATTCTTTTCTTTTTGTTTCATCTGCTATATCGTCTATTTTGTTTTCATAATATTTTACAATGTTTTCTCTATTAATTGTTTGAAAATTCATTTCATTCACTCCTTGCATTTTTTAAACCTTAATGTTATCATAAAAGCATAAGGTCTTATCCTGTGGGTGTTGAGCTAGACATTTTCGCTGAAATTATTAGTGTCTAGCTCTTTTTCATTATATAGCCTTTCAATTTCATCTTTTACATTTTGGAAATTCTCAAATGCTTCTTCATTTCTTCCAGCAATAAAATTTGTCATGCCATTGCTTTGCTCATTTGCTAATGCTTTTAATTTTTCGTTGCTTTCTCTTAAATTTTTGTTTGCTTTTTCTAAATCGTCTATGCAATGATGTAAATAATTCACATACTTTGCATCTTTAATGTAAATCCCTAATAAGCATAATGTTGCAATAAATAATACTAAATACATAGTTTCGCCTCCTTCCTACTTATTATTTAATTCTAATTTTTTCTTGCAATTTTCAGTAATTCTGTGTTTAATGTTAAAATATTCATTTAAAGTTATTAAATTATCGTTATACCAATTTTCTAATACTTCAAGTTCGCTAAACATTGCTTCAATATATGGGTTCATTTTCTCACCTCATTTTATTATTTTAATAACTTGTCCTTCATGTATAATGCAATCTATGTTGTTCAACTTTCTTAAGTTGTAAACATATTCCCTTGTATCAGTTCCCTCTTTTTTGTTTTCTAAGGCAATGTCCCAAAGTGTTTGTCCTGCTGATACTGTGTAATCTTCAATTATGCTTTCTTTTCCCCATACAGTTTTTACGCACCATTTTGTTATTGCCAAAAAACATAATACTATAAATGCTAAAACTAATAAAACTATTCCATAACCTAACAATTTTCCTAAAAATTCATTCAATTTGTTTTTCATTTTTAATCCTCCTTTTTCATTTCATCAAATTCTTGTGCTAAGCTATCAACCATTTCTCTTACTGCTTTTGATAAATCTTTTCCTTTACATTGCAAAACGAATAATGCTTTTTTCTTTTTTACCGAGTCTACATTTCGTACAAGTAAAAGCTCTTTTTTGTTTTCCATATTTTTCACCCCCTATTCATATAATATTCATGATAATTTTTAGCACTCCATAGTTTTTCATATTCCAATTTCATTAATTCTTCTTTTTTTTCTGGATAATTTATTATCATTTGTGTTATACAATCTCTTAATAAATCAATTTCATTATTTGTTAAAACGATAATATTTTCTTTTCCCATCTTAACCCCTCCTTTTATTTTCTACTCATATAATATATTAACTTTGTTTACTTGTCAATACAAATTTAATGTTTTTTTCAACTTTTTTTAAAAATAAAATAAACCCTTGATTTCTCAAGGGCTTTAGAAGGTTTTAATAATGAAAAAAATTTCTTTAATTGCAATTTTATTATACCATAATATAGAAAAAGAGCAAGTATTCACTCACTCTTTTTTAATAGTTCTATTATTGTGTTATTTTGTTCTATAATTGTATCTAATTTTTTGCCTATTTCTTCAGATAATATTCTATCCTGCTGTTGCAAATGGTTATTTATTTGTGTATTTGTGGCATCTTTTAAGTTTAAGTTGTAATTTTCTACCTGTAAAAGATTAGCCATCGTATTAAGCCAAAAATAAAAGTCATTCATGTCTTTTTATCCTTTATTCAATTAACCACGCATCCCAAATTTCTTTTTGTGAACTGTCAAAGGTGTCATAATTTATGCCATCAACTAAAGCTGTTATATGATTAGGCATTGTAATTGCGTACTTGCCTATTCTGTGATTGTCAATAAACTCTCCTACAGTTTGTTCTTGAATTGGCACTCTGTCATAAAAACTATCTAAATATGCTTCAATAGATTCAACATTATTCATCATTAATCCATTTTTTCTAGCAAAATTACTTAATTTTTTGTATGCATCGCTCCAAGAAATATTTTCTAAGCAAGACACAGCCCTCGCCGTGCAATCGTCAGTATCTAACATATTAGGATTCATATTTAAATATTTAAACATATTATAAATCACTTATCTTTCTAGCATATTCTTGAATCAACTCAACTTCTTCTTGGTTGTCTGCATCATCTTTTAACATTTTCATAAATTGATGTACTGACTTTAGCATATAGTCAAGTGATTTCATGCTATCTTCTCCTGCACCATAGTTTCCACGTCTGTATGACTCTTTGCCTTCACTATAATTGCCATATTGTTCACTCATATCGTCAATGTAATCATAGCCTCTGTAACGTCCTCTACCACTTCCAGGTACTCCACGTCTGCCATAGTCTCCCATATAACGCCCTCTACTATCTCTCATTCTAGCACCATATTCGTTATAATTACCATAACCGTTGTATCTCATCATCTAATTTTTCCTCCTTTACTTTCCAATAATTTTCATTTTTTAAGTCTTTATGAATGTCTACTAATTTATATAAGTAGTCTACATTCTCTTTTTTTACACCTTCCGTGTTAATAAGCTCTGTTATTTTGTTTTCTACTTTTTCAAGTACATTGCTATGCATCGTTTTTTCTGTGTTTTCATTATCCATAAAAACACCCCCTAGCGATTTTCTTTCTTTAAGTTAAATGTTGCAGAATATATAATCGGTACTTCCGTTTCTACTGGCGTAGCCGTTGCATCGCTCGGTGCTGCTACTGCTGGAACGCTTTGAACAGTTAGTGAAGTTTGACTATATGGGCAAAGTTTTAATAACTTATTAAATGATATAGTCTCGTAATCATCGGCAGAAGCCAAAGTTACTGCTCTAACTGTGTCTGGGATAAGCACACCATCTTCAAAAAGTCCAAAAGCCACAACTCCGTGCAGTTGCCGAGCTTACTGTCGCACTAAAATTAGCTTCATATCTTCCTGTGTAGTTTCTATCTAGTATTTTAAAAAGTGGTGAGCCATTTTGATAGCTAAGCCATCCATTGTTGTAACAAGGCGTGCATCTTCCTATTGTACTAATACCATCATATACAACAGCGGATTCATTTGTTGCTAATGCTCTAGGTGTATTTATAATTGTTTCTATCACTTTTCATCATTCCTTTCCTTTAAAATAAAAGAGGTAGACCACTTGCCTACCTCATCATAGGTCGACGACATTTATGTCGTCGACATCTAGCAAGTGCTTGTAATCAAGCTATCTGTAATCAGACAATTGCTTTTCTATTAAAATAAGTTTGCATTTGCTCCGCAACCGCATCCACCGTTGTTGCAGTTAAATATCGGAGTTTTTCCGAAAGACTGGTACGGTACTTACAGGGCAAGAATTTAAGCGATTATACAAAGCATCGACTTCATTGCTAAATCCTTGTGAAATAAATGCGTTTTGTGCTATTTGACTTGCTGCTAAATCTTTCATTGATAATTCACGTTGTAAATCGTTAATCTTGTCATTCTTTGCTTCTACTTGTGCCTTAACACCGTCTAACTCTAATTGGCATAACTTATCCAATATGGCTTGAGTATTCTGCGTAGCATTTGTAATGATATCTCTTGTGTTATTAGCATCTGCGAATCTTGTAGCATTGCCTTCATTTTGTACTATATTTTGTGTTTGGCAAGTAGCAAGCCTATTGTCACAGCAACATTGTTGTAATGCATTGTTCAAGTTGTTAAAGCCTTGTAGTGTCGCAATTTGATTATTGAAGTTTTGGTTCATATCTGCCATCTGCCTGCTGTTTGCTGCTATTTCTGCATTGTAAAATCCATTTGAAATAGATTGATTTACTCCAGAAAATCCATTACATAATTGTGTGCTAATGCCTTGTACTCCTGCGTTAATGTTGTTTAATTGGTTTGCTAGTTGTAAAGTGTCAAAGCCTTGGTTTGTATTTTGCATGATTTCTTTTTGCCCGTTAGATAACCATGGGTACATCATAAAGTCTGCCCCCATAGCTCCACCAAAGCCTCCCATTCCGCCAAAACCTCCGAAGCCATATCCTCCAAATCCGCCTAATGCTAATAATAAAAGAATTACCCACCAGCCATCATTAGAACCCCAGCCTCCGTCATTATTGTTTCTGTTAGTAAGTAATGCTACATCACTTGGAGATAGTCCATCATAACCATTTCCCATTGTTTCTCCTCCTTTTTTTAAAAATATATATATAAATAGTTGCAACTAATTTATACCTAATTTATTTTTAAAATTTGCCATTTCTTTATCATAATCCATTCCTTTTTCTTTCAAAAAGTTTCTTGCAAACGTCTCTACCCCTTTGTTGTCTCCCTTGTCAGCCATATTAACTAAATTGCTAAATATAGGATTGTTTCCTGTTATACGTTTAACTATGCCTTTTGGTGTCATTCCTTTTGTCATATAATTTTTTAAAAATTCAATTGGATTCATATTTACTCCCCTTTCTTTTCTTCAATATCATCTGTAAGCTCTCTAATTCGTTTTTTAAGGTTTTTTATTTCTTCTTTGATATCTTTTATGTCTTTAGGGTTTAAATCACCAAATTGTGCCTTTAAATCGTTTTCAGTTATGTATTTTGTTTCAGCTTGTTTCTCTTCAGCTTGTGGTACATACACAATCGTTTTGCTTTTCCCATCTTGCTGTAATTGTTTACTTACTACTGCAGAGCCGTCAGCTAATGCAAAATAACTTGTAGAACCGTCAAGTGGTATATCTATTGCTTTTACCTCATCAATGCTTGTTACTATTTTACCTTGCAAGCCCACCTGCCTATTGTATTGTGGGTATTGTTCTTGTGTCCTTTGTGGTTGATTTTGTAAATACGGATTGTATCCCATATATTGACTTTGGTATGGGTTAAAATAATTGTATGGCATTTTAAAGTCCTCCTTTTAAATAAAAAAGGAACTAAAAAGATTGTATTTCTTAGAAGGGTACTCCTATATACAATTTTAGACTTTTTAGCTCCTCTCTTTCTCTATTAAGACAGCAAAACCAATAGAGTAATTTTGTTATCTTAATTTGATTATAAAGTTTTATTCAACTTTCAAAGTGCCATGTTTTGGTCAATTTAGGCTCATTTTGGGGTATAAAAAAAGACTGCTTTATGCAGTCTAATTAGAGGAGGTGATATACTATATAACCTTCAATATTTTCTTTTTTATTTTTTGTACTTGCCTTTTTATTGTTTCAGGGCTTGTATTGTGTTTAATAGACATTTCAACTATTGTTAAGCCTTTTATTTTATCTTCAAATATTTCCTTTTGTAAATCGCTTAGCATTGCTTCATCACATATTCGTAAATATTCTGACTTTGTAAAGTCAAAAGTTATTTTATCCATAGTATCCCTACTTTTTCATAAAACGCCCACATGTAGGACAGTTCTTTACTTTTGATTTTCTTCTTTTCTTTGTAACCTTAATCTTTTGTTTCGCCATTTATTATCTCACCATCATTTCCAATATAATTATTATATCCATTTTCAGTATCTTGAGTTACTTCAGTTGTGATTGTTTCAATATCATTTGTAAGCCATATTGTATAACCTAGTAAGCCTATAAAAGCAATAAATGTTACTAGCCAGCAAATAAACATTCTTTTGTTTTGTACTTTTAACGTATGCACAAATTCCATTGCAAAAGATTGTTGCTCTTTTTCTACTTCTTTTAACTCTTCTTTCATTTTCAACACTTCCCCTCTAAAATCAATCATTTTTAATCTCCTTTATGGTGGTAAGCCTTGATATGTAGTTCAATGGCTTTCTCTATTCTCATATCTATTTCCCTGTCAAAATTGTCTAATTTTTGTGACAATCTTTCAATTTGATTAGATATTGTCTCTAGTTTAGCATCAATTTGTCCCATTTTGTACTGCTCTTCCCCAGTATCTTTTACACTCTTATCTTTTCTGCCGAAAAAGAAACTTAATACCGCTAATACACACCCTATTATTGCAATAGCCATTGAAATATCCATAATATCGCCTCTCTATTCAAGGCTCTTTGGCTCTATATTTATTATACCATATTTATTATTTTTTGTAAATAAAATAAACCTATCTCAATTAAGAGATAGGCTTATTTTTTGTTAAGGAATTTTGTGTTGTTCAGCAGATACCATCAAGTTATGGTACTGTTCAGAATAGTAAGAAAATGTATGAACGTATTTGTGGCAACTAGTACAAAGAAGTACATTATTAGAGTAACTATTGTCAATTCTGCCATTCTCTTTCAAACAAATACTTTTCCATTTCTTGTGGTGCATTTCCAAATCAGTATATTCGCACCGTTTGCCACATAGCATACAATACATTCCGTTCTTCCGAATAAGCATATACTTGGTAGGATGCATATATTCTCCCCCCTTATTTAAGGTCGGTCGAGTAGTGTTACATTGTTACCCATCAATTTCGGCTTTTAGCTCTGCAATTCTTTCTTTAGCTTCTGGATATTCATCAGTTGTTTCTACTTTGTTAATAAACATATCTGTTGCAACACCAACATCAGCTTGCCATGTTGAGCCATCTTCATTTACTTTCTTTGACTCCTCACTAATTTTGTTAATTTCTTCTCCATATTCTTCATAAACTTTCTCTTTAAATTCTCTAATTGTCATATTGAACATCTCCTTTTCATATTAAAATTTATAAAAATTAGTACCTATCATAAAAGTACCAAATTTTAGCCATATAATTTCATTACTTTAAAATAAAAACGCCTTAAAAACGATTCTCGTGCTTCATTATTTCATGGCATTTGCTAATTTCTCTATTAAAGCATCCCCATAACGATAAAATTGTAAATATTGTATTGTGTTGTCATCTAATCCTGCTTTTTCTTTAATCAAAGCAATTTGTTCTTCTTTTGTCATTGACTTTTCCTCCAATCTGCTTAAAAAGATTTTCCATGCTTTTGGGTCATTAACAAATGGAGCAGGACATAGTTTTCTAGTGACATCATAATGTCTACATACATGATTAATATCTATGTTGTATTTTTTCATCAACATTTTAGTCAACTCAATAGCATTAAGTATAGTTTTATCTTTAAAATAATATTGCCCATTTGCATCTATTCTTGAGCATAATTCTATTCCTATTGAGTTATCATTTCTGCAATCATTATAATATTTATTTGCTCCAACATGCCATGCTATATCTTTATCTTCTACACATTGCCATATTTCATTTTCATCAACAAAATAATTAGCTGAAGCACCTCTATATTGCTTGCTAAAATAATTACAATTTGCCCAAGCACTATCTCCATTGTTGGCGGTATAGTGTATAACTATCCATTTGTTAGTCTTATTTGCTGTCTTGTAGTTTATTTGAGTTAGGTATTGGCTTATTGTCATTTATTCTCACCACCATTGATAAGAATAAATTCTTCATTTTCCTTTTTATATTCTGCTGAACTTATTCCTAAAATACAACCTAGAAATGTATCGATAGCTGTAATTGTTCCTACAACTTGTTCAGAATATGGTAGATTCCATATACCTGCTATTGCAAAATATAAAGTCCCTATTGCAGGAAGTAAAAACTGTGCAATCCATTTCAAAATATCATAAACTTGATTTGACATATTATTCAACCTCCCCAATCAATGCGCTCCATGTTTGAGGCTTATTTTGTAAATTGTTATAGTTATAATCAACTGTTTCAACATAAGCTTTAAAATCTGTTATAATTCCGTTAACTTCCCCAACTTTTTCTGTATAGTTTTCATTAAATGCAGTTGTTTTACTTGTGGCATTATTATTAAAGGAAGTAGTCTTTGAAGTTGCATTATTATTAAATGTTGTTGTTTTAGAGCTTGCATTTGAATTAAAATCATTTGTCTTATTGGTAGCATTGCTGTTAAAATCAGATGATTTTAAACTTGCATTGGAATTAAAATCTGTTGTCTTTTGCGTCGCATTGTTATCAAAAGAGTTAGTTTTTGATGTGGCATTTGCATTAAATAAGTTTAATTTGTCTGTATAATTTGTATCAAAATTATTAGCCTTATTTGTTATGTCCGTTTGAATTTCTTGAACTTCACCTTTTATTGTTTGAACATCATCTTTAATTCCTTGTGTATCTTGTTTTAGTTGCTCTGTATCTTCTTTTATTTGATTTGTGTCTGCCTTAATATCTTTCATTTCGTCAACAACATTGTTCATCTGTCCTATTATAATATCCCATTGTGTTGGTGTTGGAATATTACTTGCTTCACTAGAATTAGAGCTATATGCGTGTTCATAAATATAAATTGGCAAATAATTAGTTGATGCAATTGCCATATTTTCAGGGTCATCTTCATTTATTGTTCCAAAAAAGCCTAATCTTGTCATGCCTTCTGAATAACAGTTTTGTGTTAATATAGCTTCGTCATTAACTAATGCAAGATAAAGTATAGTTCCATCTGGTTTTATTAATTTCATTGTCTTATGTAGGTTTTCCCAATCATCATCTGCAAATTCTATCTGAAATTTATCTTGTCCAACAATTCCAATTAATCTTTGGCTATCAAGTTGTATTATTTCTCTTCCTTCTATTTTAAATCTAGTTGTTTTCATTTATACACCTCCCTATACAATTAATTCCAAGCTATTTCTATATAGTTGGCTGTCGCAGATGTAGTTTCGCTTTGATATGAAGAACCAGTATCGCGTTTAACTCTTGCGGTTGCCTTGGCAGTAACAACTCTTGTAGCTTGATTAACAGAGCAAGTTACACCAAATCCGCTTCCATCTATTTCATATTGACCGCTTTCTGTACAATTTGAACTAAAAGAATTTGCTGACACAAAATATCTGTAATTTTTAAAGCCTGCTGTTTTTGGTATTGTTTCTCCATCACCAATTGTTCCAGTTTTTATAGAAATATTCCTCACTTGATTATACACATTTAATGCCCCATCTCTATATACTAACTCATAATCTACATTAGCTTCTGCAATATTAACACAAATTTCATAATTATTAATTTTAAATATTGTAGGAATAGACGTATTTATATTAGATGGTGTTCTAACTTTTATAATAGTTCCATCTTTTATTGTGCCAGAATAATTATATGTAATTATATTGCAGTCCGTGTCGTATGTCATTTCATATAACTCGTATAATTTTATTTCTTCCGAACTAGAACTTGCGCTTGTATTTGTAAAACCTCCCATATAAAAGTTTTCTTGTGTGGTGGTATTATCGCTAAATACAAAAGTAGTGTCCGTGCCACTATAGTTGCATGAGAAATTCTGATATGTTCCACTATTTAATCCAGATGTAGTTCCAATTCTTAAGTATCTTGAATCTTCTACTCCTATTTTTGCTTTTATACTTTTTAATTTATATGAATATGGCTTTGTAATTGTTATTGTAGCGGTTCTATAAACAGCAAAACTATTTGCATTACCATCAACAAATCTATTCATAGTATAATCACTATAAATCCTATTTGTTTTAATAGTTGTTTTAGCTATATTATTATATATTTCTGTATCACCAATTATATCCCAGCTAATACCAGCACGCAAATCATCAACAATTGTCCTCGTTTCAGTTGCCAATGTACCTACCTTATAAACAGTGCTTAAATCAATTCTGTTTGTGTAATTTGTTGTCAAATCATTTTGCAAATTGTCAAACAAAACCTTATTAAGAGGAGTGCCTGGTGTTTCAATAGGAGTTGCAAGTCTTATCTTATAGGCAGTATTACCATATTGGTCTGTGGTAGGTGTAATGTAAAATAATTCATCTCCAGCTAATACTTCATCAATTACCTCAATCATTCTACCTCACCTTCGCTTTCAACATTTGAAAGTTCTTGTTCTGCGATTTCTTCAACTGGTTCTTCCATTAATTCTTCTAAGTATTCAGCTAATGGCTCATAATCTACATCTAATATTTTGCCAGCATCATGTAATGTTTCTAACTTGTCTAAGCCATAACCTGCTGAATATTCTCCTTTATCTACGCAATATCTAATTGCATTTGCTTTTCTTTTACTTGATTTTTCTAACATTGTCATACTAATTCACCTCCTAATCTTCTAATAAAGCTAATCTTGCTTCTATACTTGCTAATGGATTTACCAAATAATCAAATTGAATGTTTGGTTCTAAATTTTCTGATGTAGTAAATACTATAGTTTCACCCTTATATGTTTGAAGATTATCTGCTATGTTGTTTAATTGTGATGCTAATGTTGCATCTGTTATTGATATTTCTGATGACGTTTTTAATGGATAAATAAATTTTGGCTTTTTGTTTGACAACCAAGCTTTTATGCCTTCCGAAGTTGTAATATCTGATGACGCAAGTCCAATTCTTAATACTGTAATTGTGCCATTATCATATGCCCAAAAATAATCGCCAACTTCAAGATAAGGATTTTTTTGAATAAACAAATTGCTTAATTCCCCTGTCGTTTGTTGTGTTGACGCAATAGATGTTCTTTCGTTTAATGTAAGAGTAAAAAACTTTGTTGTGTTATCAATTCTATCTAGGGCTACCCAATTTTCAGTACCAACTATTTCAAGATTTATAAGTTCTTGATGTAATTTCCAATTATCTCTAGTTCCGTATATATAATTTGATGCTGTGCCTATTTTACCTAAAAACATTCCTGTTGGTAGAGTTATTGGATATTGCTTATACTTTATTTCTTTATCAGTATTTTCAGTTAGAATTAGAAATCCGATATATGCTGGATAATTATCCGAAAACACTTTTATTTTAATATTATTGGTGGTACTTGTTGTTGTAAATATTGCATTTTCTAAATCTGTAAAAGTATTCGATGCTTTAAATGTTGAGTCTTTATATTCAAATGCTTGTATCCTAGAAATATTAGACATATCTGTTGTTACAATCTTATATGAAGTAGAAGGTTTAATATTTTCAATTCCATATATGTTAGCGCCACTTCTCTCATCGCTCTTTTTAACAGTTAGTCCATTAGTTGAAGAATAATTATAATATTCAGAGTTTTGTTGAGCAAATTCATTATTATCAATCATATTTCCTACGTTACTATCAATTATTTCGGCTTCTCCTTCTACTACTTTTATATCTTGTGGATAATCTGGATTTGGCGAAGTAGTTAAAGTAATAAGAGTTCCTGCGCTTGCTTCTGTTGTTGTTATAGCCGTTCCATCTAAAATTAATGTCAATGTATCTGTATTAAATTCTAATACACTCGAACTTGTAATTGTTGGCATTGTAAATTGATAATTAGTATTATTATATACAAAATAATAATCTCCACTTTCTGTACCATCACATTTATAAATCATTGGACTATCTTGTTCTAGCTCTGGTCCATCACCTATTTTTATATTTCCTTTATTATATCCACTAGCTGAATCTGTTATTATATAATTATTTCCGTTTGATGATGTTGCTACATCAAAATTATCTTCTAAAGCTGTTATTGTTTTGTCTAACATATTTGCATTTCCATTCCACCCTTGTATTGAACTTGCTATTGTGTCTGTGTTTTCTATCAAGTTGTACCCTTGATTAGTTGTTTTATACATTAACTATCGCTCCTTCCCACGTTTCATTTTCTTCGAAGTCGCTCCAATATGTTTCTGTTAAGTCATTCCATGTTGTATTGAACATATCAGCGTACCTTCTAAATCTGTTTTGCCATACTCTGCTTTGACCTGAGTTGGCTACACCAGAGTAAACAAAGTAATTTCGCATATTATTGAATAACGAATTTATTTCATCTAAAATCTTTTCTATTTGATTAGCTTTTGTATATGTCATTTGATTTACATTTGTTGGAAGATTTGTATAGCTGTAATAAGCATCTTTTATTTCTTTTACATTTAACCTTATTCTGTTCATCTGTACCATTGTCGGGAAATCTTCCATTGCCCAGTCTGTTTTAGTTGTTATGCTTACTGGATAATTATAATTTGTTAATTCATTTGCTAGATATTCGCACCATTCTTCAATTCTGTTTAAATCCGTGTAATTGTATGTGCCTTTTAAAAATAAGCTACTATCTGGATTATTCAAAGCATATTCAACATCTTCTTGTGTCCTATCGTATATTAAGCTTTTCATGTGCTATCACTCACTTTCGCCACAACCTCTGCATTAGCAACATATCCACCAGTCAAATCAATATCAAGGCTTGTTACATATCCATTAAGTTCATTGCCATAGCTTTCATCTACTATAATGTTGTCTCCTACTTTCTCATCATCTAATATAAACTTAAACTTAGTTGTAAACCTGCCATTGTAATAGTCTATAATTCTTTCTCCGATTGATTGTGCATTTGAATTATTTATTAAATAAACTGAATCAATTTTTAATATATTTGATTTTTCATTGCCGTTTAAGTTGTTATTTGGTATTAAAATGTCTTGCTTATTGTCTATATATTCATAGCCACTTACAACAACATTTCCAGTAGTTGTTACTTTTATAATTGCATGATTTACATTTGAACTTTCTATTGTTCCACCTGTACAAGTTATATTAAAAGACGGATTGTCAAATGTGATTTTATATGTACCCGCTGCTAATTGACTTTCATAAATTTGCTTTTGTTCGTTTTCTTGGCTGTAATTATGCGCTTGTAATAACACACCTGTTACTATTTCGCCTTGTTCTATTTCTTTTGAGCCTTTAAATACGCTTCCTTTGTCTATATTGTTAGGTTCTTCGCTTTCTTCTACGTTGTATATTTGTATTAAATCACTACGAGCGCAATTTGCAATCGCCCCAATTGTAAATAATACTTGTTGAAGTGCCTCTCTATGAGTACATACAGGGATATAACCTGTTAATAAAACATACTTAATGTCATCATCTATTGAGTAATAATCACTTGTAAATCCTGCTGATGTCATTATTCGTCCAATTAAAGTTTGTGCTGTTACATTTGAATACATTCCGCCATCAAAATCTGTCTTGTCTAATAACCCAATTAGGTCTATACCTTTAAATTCCATCTTGTTATCATTTTCACTTTGCCAACTGTCAATATAAAATGTTCCCATATCTATTTGTGTATTATTTTTTATCTCATAAACATTTAACGCTTGCCTTTGCTGTAATGTTGCATATACACCTTGCGGATTTAAAATGTTAAACTTATCATCATCTGAATATACAGTAAAATCCAATGTGTTAATGCTCAATTCATTGTTTAAAAGATTTACTTGTTCTAATAAATTTGCACTTATTAAGTTATCGCCCTCAAATACTACCATTTTCCCATATATAATCCTATATAATTTAAGATACCTATATGGGACATTAGTAGAATAGAAGGTTATCACAATTTTTTGATAATTTGCGACAGTTTTCTCACAAAAGTAATTGTAACTATTAGGCGTATATGTTTCTTCTGTTATTAATGTATTACTGGTGTTATAGTATTGAATTTTTAAGTTATTGCAATAAGCATATTGGCTAAATGTTAATGTAAGCCCTAAACTACTATGTACTTGACTAAATGTAATTGTCAGCGTAAGTGGTGTTGTAAAATTACCCTCTGAATTAGACATCGCTAAACTCCACCAACCAACATTTTCTATTGTGCTTCCCATATTCTCGCTTTTTCCATCAAGTACGAAGTGATTTTTTTCAAGTGTTGAATACTTTGTTTCTGTTAACTTGCTTTTTTTTAATTCATTTAGTTTTGAAAAGCTTTGGCTACTACTTACACTTAAATTGCTATCAGACTTTGCTGTAACATCAATTGCACCGTATTCAATAACTGTACTCGTTTTCATTTAATCAACTCCTTGAAGGCATTTTAGCTGTAAAGTTAACAGTTAAGTTTTTATAATATGGTCTGTCATTTTGAAACTTATACATTTCATCACTAACATTTGAAAAATAAGCTCTAAAACTTTGATTTGCTATAACAATATCATGAAATTCCTCTGGCTCTGTTAGTTTGTTATAAAGTCTTTGATATTCAGAATAATTATCATCTGTTTGCTTAGTAAATTTAATGCTTTTATAATTGAAATACACGCCAATAAGCTCTCTTTTTAAGTCGCCATCATCTGTTCTCTCTGCGTACTTATCAAGAAAATCAGCATTTCTTTTTACACCTGTTAAAACTGCAACATTATATGTATCTCCATCTATTGTCAAGAAGTCGCTCCATGTATCCATTAATAAGCACCCCCTGTAATCAGCCTTGTACCTGTTCTTCTATTTTCAATTTCTATTTGTGGTTTTAGTTGCCTAACAAATTGTGCCATTGTGCCTTCAAAACTAACTACAATTTTTTGCTCGCCATTATTTGTTTTTTCAGATAATTTGTCGGCTAATATATCCATCCATTCTGTATTGCTATCAAGAGGCATTACTGCTTCCCTTCCTGCCTCACCTATAATTGCTTGCGTTGGTTTTGATACAATTCCGCCTTTTGCCAATTTAGGTACAAATCTAGGCATTTGAAATTCAGGTACTCTTGGTATTGTTATACCAACATATTCACTTACACTATTTATAGCTTCAATTATTTTATTTATACCGTTTACCACCAAATTAACCAAATATTCAATTCCACTTATAACAAAATTGATTAATTTTGTAACAGCACTAATCACACCATCTACAAATTTATCTATTGCTGGTCCTAATCTATCTATAAAGTCAATAGTTGAATCTTGTAATTTAATAATTGTGTCTCCAACTGTTTGTATTATTTTTGCAATGCCATCAAATATGCTAGTAAATAATCCGCCAATTGATTCAATTATAGGTGGTAGCACAACTCCTATTTGATTTATAATTGTTGATATTCCATTTGCTATGCTTTCTATAATTGCTGTTATAGAAGGTGCAACATCAACTATAAATTTGTCAACTGCGTCCAAAATTGTTGGGAGTGTCCAAGCCATTACTGTTAAAATTGCACTTATTCCAGCTACGACTCCCAAAAATGGAATAAGTCCTGCTGTCATCTCTGGCCCAAGTAATGCTACCAATCCCATAGTACCTGCTATTGACAATAATATTGTTGCCATTAATCCTATAACATCGTTTAACGTC